TAGGGGCATGTTCTGCGTAAGAGAACATGGAAAAAATATATATGACATTAATATATATGTTCCGCGTAGCCGTCAGACTGCACGGCAATCTGCGTATGCCCGCTCTGCGTATCGGGTTCCGCGTATCGGGTTCCGCATAGGTGCGGGGGGTGGGGGGCCCTACGCGGTACTGCCTCGGTTCTGCTTGCGAACCTGTCACTGCGCAGTTCTTCTTTAAACAGAACTGCTTAGCCTGTACGGCAATCTGCCGCAGGGCGATCTGATTTATTGGAGCCGGTCGGGGTCCAGCGTTTTTCCCTGGACTTTCGGGCATGTACGCGGATCCGCCTAGCACGAACCATACCACATAATCGGAACCGCTTATACGGTTCCGCGTAGGGCATGCGAAAACACCCTATACCTATTAATAGGCGGTTCTCAAGAACCGCATAGACGCGGATCTTTTTATGCGGATCTTTCTTGCTTCACTGTGTACTTTTTTGAAAATACCTGCTAGTGTTATTGGAGAGAGAGATCACTTTATGATCTGCCTAAACAGAAAACACCAGAAACAAAAGGAAAAACAATGCTCCAAATTACACTCGACATCACACTAGCAATTGCAACTATCGCAACCATTTTCGGGGGCCTGGTATGAAATCTTACAATTATCTCGAACTATCCTCCATCATTAGAAACAGCAAAGACCAATCCCTGGCGCGCAAGTTGGCCCTCGGTCACAATGTCCCCTTGGTTGCCGGATACCTATCCGGGCTAAAGGAAGGCGATGCAATCGCCATAAGCCAAATTGCAGAATCCCTTTCGTGGGGTATTCTTTGCGCAAAAAAAGCGCAAGAGCGAAAAGTCATGATAAATCAGTATGTTAACGGTCAAAATCCCGGTGCCGAGATAGTGCGCTATTTCGGAATTTCAGAATCCTGCGAGTACGTGCGCAAAGCCGAAAAAGAGCAAGTGAAACAAGCCATTACGGGGTTATTTGTGGACGCTATCTTAAGCCAGTTTAGCGTGGTTAAATCCCCGATTTATTTGGCATATGGCGAGTATGCGAAATCATATGAAGGGCTTTCCAGCGTATTCCATACACCGATCCACACATGGTCTCAAGCGTCGAAAAAGAGCGGCGCACGTGCGGACGTGGTCCGACAGATCAAAACCAAAATGGACGACCCACGCAAAAACCCTCCGGTTTGCGCGGTAGTCCGTGACCCGCGTTGGCTGGCGCAATATGCTCAAAATTTCCATGGTACCAGGATCTTAAGCCATAAAGACATTGACGCACAATTGCACGATCCAAATGGATTGTGCCGGATCTTTGAAACCAACTAATCCACCAAAAACACACAAGAAAGAGAGAACCACTATGTCTAAAGCACTATCAATACTCAATAATCTCGAATCTATCGCTGGCATGCCATTCAAGGCCTTGAAGGCCTGCAGAATCAATCCCACGACGCGAAAGGCCGTGATGGCCGTCTCGGTTAACGAGGCCTACGATCGGATCTTCCCGTTTTTCCCCAACCTGCCAAGATATGAAAACGCAAACAAGCTTGCAAAGGCCTTACTTAGTCAAAATTTCAAACTGAAGAAAGTAGGAGGTGGGGAAGAAAAGGCCATCGGTCTTGCACTGGCACCGCACAAGAGGGCGGGCGACTGGTTGAACGAGCCGGTTAATTTTTGTGTGGGTGCCTCAAAGGATTGTGCGAAGGCATGCCTAGAAGGAAGCGGACACAATGTCATTGAATACAATCAGCAGATCAAAGTTTGTCGATCCGTTGCATTGCTGGCGGATCCCGAAGCATTCCTTCGGTTGCTAGTCCATGCGATCGAACGGTTGGACCCTAAGACGTTTATCCGTCTCAATGTTTTGTCAGATCTGCCATGGGAACTAATCGCGCCTTGGCTCTTTGAGATGTTCGCCGATCGCAAGTTTTACGACTACACCAAAGTATTTGGTCGCGTACCACCTCCCAACTATTACTTGGTGCATTCATATTCGGGTTACAATGCGAACCTGTGCAAGGAGGTAATGCGCACCGGTGGGTCGGTTGCCGTGGTTTCAGTGCGGGAAAAACCCAAAACGTTTTGGGGGTTCAATACAATCAATGGAGACGAGCACGATATAAGACCGATCGACAAGCCAAATTCAATTGTGTGGCTTAAGCTTAAGTCGACTCCAAACAATAAAGATCTAGCTGGGAGTCCATTCTTTAATAACTAACCTACATGTAGGGGGGTGGGGGGTATCGCCCCCACTTTCCCGACACCGATTTTCCTTTAACCCTCACAAAAATCACACACCAAATTTTGAGATGGGCTCCCCGCTGTGTAAGTTAGGGGAGGTTGCACTCGCGACCTGGCGCGTTCCCATGCCAGATGGGGACAGACGACGATGTTGACGCAGGGCGTTATAGGTGACGATTATGATGGTGAAAATCTGCCCTATTGGGGTGGAGCCTGAAGAAGACGGAGACGGGTGGCGGGTGCAGCTTTATATTCACAGTAGTGTGGATGCTCGCTTTCTGATGGCACACTTGGGCAAAGAGCTGGCCTTATCATTTCCCCAAAGGACGCCTGCGGAGGTTCTGAATGTGATCGACAGTCACGTTGTGAACCCGGAGGATTTATAGATGGGATGGCATAGGGCTGGTGAAGCGGCCCGTTTGCTTGGTGTTTCTTCTACGGAAGCACTGCGCAAGCGTGGGCGGCGTGGAACGACGGAGCGGAAGTGGGACAGTGTCAGGGAGTGTTACGTTTACTATGTGGATGATAACAACCGGGAATCGGTGCTGGATGACATAGAGCTACTGCACAGGCAGGATGAGGAGGAGCGGACAAAGGACATTGGGCATTACGACGCCCAGCGTGATGTGTATGTGATCAAGACGGATAAGCGCAGGCCCCGCATAATCGAGGGCTGGATATATAGGCACATCCGGCAGATAGAGGGAGACCGTCTTCCCATCCAGGATTTGCGGGTAGAGGCTCCTACGAGGCTCCCGCGTCTTCGACTTAAGAGCGATGAGGACCAAGACCCGTTTGCGGTGGTTTGTACTCCGACGGATTTCCACTACGGCAAATACGGCTGGGTGGTTGAGACAGACACGGGTTACTCTCGGGATGAGGCGCGGCAGTTATTGATGGAGCGGACGGATGATTTGCTCTCTTTGATTGCGCGGTACGGGCAGCCGGAGCAGATGTATATTGGGGTTGGCAGTGATTTTTTCCACATAGACACGGACCACAATACGACCACGAAGGGGACCCCGCAGGATTCAGACGGGACGTATGCCCAGATATTTTCCGAGGGCTGCCAGCTCTTTGTGGACTTCGTGGAGATGGTGCGGTCTTTTTGCCCTAGGGTGAACTTGATGTTCATGCCGGGCAACCATGACCGGACGTCCAGCCTGGGGCTGATGACACTGCTTTCGCATATGTATAAGGATGTGGACGATGTGGCCACGAGCAATCCTTTAACGGAGCGGCAATACGTCACCTATGGGACAAGTCTCATCTGCCTGACGCATGGTGACAGTTGCCGGAGTACGGACCTGCCGGGCATCATGGCTTATGAGGCGGCAGCCGACTGGGGCACGTGCGAGCACCGGATGGTCTTCTCTGGGCATTTGCACCACCAGCAAGTCAAAGAGCACAAGGGTGTGATGCTTTATCAGATGGGGAGCCTGTCTGGGACAGACCGCTGGCACCACCGGAAGGGTTACGTGGGTAGCAGGCGGGTGCTATCTGCATACTTGATAGACAAAGAGCGCGGGTGCATCGGGCAGCTCAACGCATAAAAAAACCCCACCCGATGAATTCAGGTGGGGCCAAACACAGAAAAGAGAGAAACATGTAAAGAGAGGTCACATGCACTCGCTGTGTGCTAATAATATCCGCAGCTTCCGTCGTTTGCAACTTTTAAATAAAAACCAATGGTCCGTGTATTTTGCAATGTGTCAGGAACCTCACCTGCTGCTAGATTTCGTATGCGTCCGTAACGGCCCACCTCCTAGGTCCTAAGTAGTATTGTTTTTTCGCAAAGGGTGATTTCTCGGTCTTGCTTTTTGCTGGGCTTGGTGTCCACTGGTTTATAGGTCCGCCATCCTGCCATCTCGACGTGAGTATATGCCCAGCCGATGCCTTCTTTGGATAATGGTTTCCAGTTGCCGCCCCAGACTAGGCCGCACTTATCTACTTCATCGCCGAAGCGTCTCCAGGTAGCAACGGCCCTGGGGGATTGGCAGTCGAAGTGGAATGGGACCCATCGGGACGAACCGCCCTCGGCGTGCCACACCATGCGGCCCGTTTCGCACCGCTCGGAGTCGATTACGAAGTCTGCCCCGAAACCAAACTCATGTGGTGATTCACCAGGCTCTGCTCTGCTGGAGCCGCCTTCGAACATGAAGCGCTGCCTTTGGGCGGTGCGGCCAGTTTCCCATAGTAGGACCGGGATGTTTTTTTCATCCAGCCGGTGCCTGAGCCAGATAATTGCAGATCTAAAAGGCTCAGATAACGTTGACAGGGTAGATAGGCGCTGCTCATCCATGGGTTGCTCCTATAGGCGGCCACGCGACAAATCTTTGATGCTCTCTTTTAGCTCTTCGATTTTTTGGTTGAGGCTTTCTTCAAAGCGGTCGATGCGGTCTTCAAAAGCGTTCATGCGTTCAGTGCTCGCCTTGGTGGACTTTATCTCGTCTATCTGGTCCTTTACGCTTTCAGTTATGTCTCTCAGGTGAAGGGAGTTCTGCTCACACCTGGACCGCAGTGTCCCGAATGCAATCCCTATCAGTACCAGGCTGGCCCCGCTGCTGACGATCAAAGATATCCATGGTGTCACGAGAATGCTCCTCTTCCTTAATACTTATTATTATTAAACCATCTTGTCCGTCCCTATTGCCAGGGAAAACGTGTCGCAAGCATTGTCGGTGGCGTGGTAGTCGATGGGCTCCCCCGTGATTGGGTCCGGGCGACCGTCAAGGACGAAGCGTACCAAACGGGCTGAGATGCCAAGGCGAACGGCAATAGACAGCACACCTGTCTTTTGCTCATACAGCCTAAGTATCTCCGGGAGGTGTTTTTTTATCACCCACTCCGATGCTGGTTTCTTCTTCGTCACTCGGAACCCCACCATCAATATCGCCCCCTACTATTATCCGCATGTCACTGGTAAACCTGGGTTTATTCTCCTTCGCCCGTACTGTTTCTCCGCAGGTGTCGCACCGGAACACCTTTCCTTCTTTGTGACGCCCAATTTGTTTATAGACGTGTATGCATTTACCATTGGTTTCATATGGCATATGTTCTTATACAGTTATAACCAGCCATAAGGCAAGACAGGGGAAAACACGGTATGCAACTAAACAAGAGACAAGTATTAGAACTACAGGAAAAGCCAGAGCTTTTTATCGAGCACGTTCTCGGTGCGAAGCTTTGGGAGAAGCAGATCCAAATCGCTAACGGGCTAAAAGACCACCGCATTGTGGCTGTCCGCAGTTGCCATGGGAGTGGCAAGACTTTCCTTGCGGCGCAGCTCGCTCTATGGTGGCTTTATACAAGACCATTCTCCACCGTTATAACGACGGCCCCAACGGGTCGGCAGGTGACAGACCTTTTATGGAAGGAGATACGGAAGTCGCACAAAAGGGCGGAGCAGATAGTCGGAGGACCTGGCCTCGGTGGTGAGCTGCTTCCAAAAGCGCCCCGGCTGGTGGTGGACGATGAATGGCTGTGTGTGGGCTTTTCAACGGATGACCCCACGAGTTTCCAGGGGTGGCATAGCCCTGGCGGGATTTTGGCCATTTTCGATGAGGCCCCAGGTATCGCGCCGGATATCTGGGATGCGGCTCGCGGCGTTATCGTGGGAGAGCACGACCGCTTGATGTGCATCGGGAACCCCACGGAAGCATCCGGGCCATTCTACAATCTCTTTAAGACAGATTCAGAGAACATAGCGAAGTACCACATCAGCGCTTTCGACGTGCCCAACGTCAAGGAGGGCAAGTCGCTCATACCTGGATTATGTACCAAGGACTGGGTGGATGAACGCAGAGCTGAATGGGATGAAAGCACACCCATGTGGCAAAGCCGCGTGATGGGTAACTTCCCAGAGGCCTCTGATTCTGTGGTCGTGCCGCTGTCCTGGGCTGAAGCCGCTATGTCCAGGCACGAGAACAATAAAATAGGCAGCACCAAGAGACTGGTCATGGCTGTGGACGTCGCGAGGTTCGGGGCGGACCATACCGTATTCGCGTTTGCCAACGAGGACGGTGTAAAGGAAATCGTCCGCGCCCCAAAGGCAGACACCATGGAGACGGTCGGGCATGTTATCAAGGCCTTTAACGATAAAGGTGCGTTCCAAAATGTGGATGAAATACGGGTGGATGCGGACGGCCTGGGGGCCGGGGTCTACGATAGGCTCAAAGAACAGCTCGGGAACGTGGTGGTGGAAATGCGGGGCGGAATGAGGGCCACAGAGAACGAGCGCTACCTAAACAAGAGGGCGGAGTGGTACTTCACAGCGAGGAAGAAGTTAGATCCCAATGGCGATCACCGGGTGTTCCTCCCCAGCTCCCAAACGCTGCTCGCGCAGATAACAGCCATCCGATTTAAAATAAACTCGCGTGGTCTCCTCCAAATAGAGTCCAAAGAAGACATGAAGAAACGGGGCGTTAAGTCGCCCGATGAGGCAGACGCAGTGGTCATGGCCCTGGCGGATGAAGGCGTAAACGAGTTTTTCTTCGTATAGGCCCTTGTACAGTGTTCTGACAAAAGTAATAACAATGTTCTTCTTTTCTTGTATTTGGGATTTTTGCCCTATAGGTTAAATTCATGGCGAGTTTTCTTGACAAATGGAAAAGCTGGTTTTCTATGGGGGGAGGCTCAGGGCAAAAGGCCCTTCCTTCGCCAAACGAAGCGGGATACGGACTTATATCCTCCGCGATGCAATACGGAACGGCCCCAAGAAGAGGGAGCCCGGAGCTGCTGGCATCATATAGAACCCTACCCTGGCTTAGGTCTGTGGTGGATAGGATATCCAATGCGACCGCATCAACTAGGTGGGTGGTTATTGATGATTCTATCCCAGGGATGAAGCGGCGCTTAAGGATGGCTGGAAGCCCCGAAGAGCGCCAGAATATTATCAAGGATTATATGGTGGGCCACGCCCACCTTATTGATATGGAAAACCCCATGTCGCGTCTGCTCTGCGAGGGCAACCCGACAATGACCGGGCGGCAAATCCGGCTTTTATGCCAAACGCACCTTGAGCTAGTGGGCGAGACTTTTTTGCTCATCGAAAGAGACGCAAGTGGCACGCCGGTTGAACTGTGGAACGTCCCTCCCACCTGGGTATCTGATGTTCCGAATGGCGATAAGCCATATTACACGGTCCAGTTCCGCACCTTGGATATGACCGTAGAACCGCAGGACATGCTGTGGCTTAAGATTTGCGACCCATCGAACCCCTACAGTCGCGGCACTGGCGTCGGCGAATCCCTTGGTGATGAGCTTGATGCGGATGAGTTCGCGGCCAAGCATGTGAAGAGCTGGTTTTACAACCGCGCAACCCCAGACCTCCTTGTTGGAGTTAAGGGTGCGTCGGAAGACCAGCTAAAGGGTGCGAAAAGCTCGTGGGAGGATAACCACCGTGGGTTCAAGCGTGCATACGGATCTCATTGGCACTCGGGGGAACTGCAGGTGACGCAGCTTGGGCAAAGCTTTGCCGACCAGCAACTTGTACAGTTCCGCGAGTTCGAGCGTGATATTATTGTGAACACCTTTGGTGTGCCGCCCGAAATACTAGGTATCCTAGAGAACAGCAACAGGGCCACCATTGAGAGCGCCGATTATCTTTTTACAAAATGGGTCATTGTCCCGCGTCTTGAGTTCTGGCGTACAGAGCTGCAAAAGAACCTGGCACCGATGTTTGGTGACGACGTCATTATTGAGTACATCAACCCGGTTCCAGATGATAAGACACACGACCTTAATGTGGCTAAGGCATTTCCATTCGCTTTTACCATAAATGAAATACGCGGGATGGCATCCCACGCCCCACTCCCCGGCGAGGAAGGCGAGACGCACTGGGTGCCGCTTAACGGTGCTCTTACACCAGAGCTTAGCGAGTTGACTCCCCCTGAAGAGGCGGAGCAAGAATACCTTGAAGAGGAAGCCGATGAAGGCGAAGACGAACCTTTGGAGGAAGACTATGAGATGGCTTGATGTTTCATCAAAAAAACAGGAACTGGAAAACGCCGAGGACTACCAAAAAGAGGTGGCATCCTCAGACGGTGTGCGCAAGTTTATGGACATCTCCATAGACGGACAGGACGACGACGCTGCGGAAGAAGATGGCCTCAAGTTGTTTTTTACGATTTCCACGTCTCATGTGGACCGCGATGGTGACATCATCGACCAGGGTGGATGGGACCTAGATGAATATAAAAAGAACCCTGTCGTCCTATGGGCGCATGACTCAACTGCTCCACCAGTGGCTAGAGCAAACTCGACTTACCTTGCTCCGTCTACTGCAAAGGATGCGGACGCTGAAGCTATACACCTCATGTCCGTCGCTGAATTTCCATCCAGGGATTTATATCCTTTTGGCAATATGGTTGGACGCCTGTACAAAAACGGTTTTCTTCATGGGGCGTCAGTAGGCTTCTTGCCGGTCGAGTATGAAATCAGCAAAGATAAAGACAGAGAGGGCTTCGCCCCTATCGACTTTAAGAAGCAGCGTCTTCTTGAGTGGTCTGCGGTTCCTGTCCCAAGTAACCCTGAAGGGTTGGTCCAGGCACGCAGCGCAGGGATTGACCTGTCTCCGATGGTGACCTGGGCAGAAAAAATCCTAGACGGCGAGGGCTCCCTAGTCCTCCCCCGGCACTTGCTCGAGGAAGTTAGAAAGAACTCCTCGTCCAAGGTTTTCATCCTGGACAAGAAGTCTGGCATCCAGCTCGATATGTTCAGGGCTGAGGAGAGCTTCTCGGAGAAGGTTGAAGAGCAGGTGAAGTCTTTTACGAAAGATGCGCACGAGCACTTTACACATGATCACGACAAGCTGGAGGAAGAGTTTGGTTGCAAGGATTTCGTTCAGGATAAAACAGTTATTAGTTACCGTTCAGCGCACCCGGATGGATCTGCAAAGGCACCAGAGGATGAAGCATGGGATGGCCCGAAATATGTAGCAGAAGCAGACGTGGGTGAGCTTTATGACATGTCCACCTACTACAGTGGCGACGGGGAAGACAAAGGCGACTACAAACTGCCCCACCATAAAACCGATGGAACCGTTGTGCTCCGAGGCGTCCAGGCCGCAATGGCAGCGCTTCTCGGTGCTCGTGGGGGTGTAGACGTCCCATCGGATGAGCGCAAGGGCATCTACAACCATTTGGCTGAACATTACCGGGCATTCGACAAGGACCCGCCAGAGTTTAGAGCCGCAGTTATCGAAGAAGAAAAAGGCCATGTCACCACTGAGGAACCAGCCGAGGTGGACGCCGAAGCTCAGGAAGAGTGGCCCGGTGACGACGACGATCAGGCCGTAGAAAAACAACCAGATCTAAAACCCGACGTAAGTGGGGCAGAGGAAGCCGAGTCGCAAGACGAGGTAGAGAAAAACGATGACGATTTGCGACGATTAGCGAAGGCTACATTCGAGCGAAGAGTCTTATCTTTAACCCATGAGCTGAAGGACCTTGTCGGTCAAATCAGCAGAGGAGTAGACCGATGAGCATCGAGACTAAAGATGATGTGCAATCGATTGTGGATGAGGCTGTTGACAACACTGATGTTGTCGCGCAGCTCAAATCCCTCAAAGAGGAAGTAGAAACCCTCGCTAAAAGCAACAAAGAAAAAGCAGAACGTAAATATACGAACTCTTTTATCGGTAAGGAAGAGGCACCTATGATTAAGGGTCGAGAGCAAGAAAAGGGCATTATGGCCGCCCGCTATCTTCGTCTTTTAGCTGCAGGCAAGGGTGACCCCGAGCGTGCATCTAAGATCGCAAAAGGATGGGGCGACAACTACATGGCGAAAAGCTTAAACGAAAGTGTTTTTGCTGCCGGTGGTGCGCTCGTTCCAGAGGAGTTCATGAATGAATTGATCCCTCTGCTTCGCGCCAAGACTGTTGTGCGCTCCCTTGGAGCAACCAGCATCCCCATGAATCGTGGTTCATTGACGATGCCGTTTCAAAACGGAGCGTCAACTGCCAACTACATCGGTGAACTTCAGAACATTCCAGCTAGCCAGCCTGCTTACGGTCAACTCGCGTTGTCCGCCAAGAAGCTTGTTAACTTGGTGCCTATTTCCAATGACCTACTTCAGGATTCTTCCTTTAACGTGGATTCATTGGTTCGTGATGACATGGTTCGAACTATGTCTCTTCGTGAGGACATTGCTTTTATCCGTGATACGGGTGCTGCAAACACTCCTCGTGGTATGCGCTTTTGGGCTCCGGCTGCCAACATTCTCCCAATGACGGCTCCTGTGACCTTGGCGACTATCACTGATGATTTGTTTAACGCGATTCTCCTCCTTGAGAATGGAAACATTCCTCTGGACCGCGCTGGATGGATCATGACTCCTCGAACCAAATCCGGTTTGATGAGGCTTCGTGACTTGAATGGCAACTTTGTTTATCGGGACGAAATGCTCCGAGGACAATTGCTGGGCTTCCGCTATGAAACCACTACTCAGATTCCGAACAATCTGGGCGGCGGCGCAAATGAAAGTGAAGTTTACTTCGCAGATTTCTCTAGCTTGGTGATTGCTGAAAGCAGCCAACTTCAAGTTAGCGTCTACGAAGGCGGAGCTTTCAACGACGGTGCCGGTGTGGTCTCAGGTATTAGTACCGACCAGACTGTCATTCGAGCAATCGCACGGCACGATTTTGGCGCACGTCAGCGTGGTCAGGAAATCGCAGTCATCACCGGAGTGACCTGGGGCACCTAATAGGTAGCTTTGGATTCCAACTTTAAGGAGTAAAAGAAAATGACAAGTATCCCACATGTACACGACACTGGAGCTGCTCTCACTGCTACCAGTCTTCACAATCAGCAAGTTGATAACGCCACTGGCGCTGTGGACGGGGCTTCTCTGGATTCAATCCCGACGAACTCCCAGCAGCTTGGCTCTGCTCAGATCTATTGTTCTGGGGACGCCAATGGCAACATCGCAGGCGTTCAGGTGGCAACCCTGGCCATCACCATTCAGGATGCACCTGATGACGGTGGTGTTCCTGGTGTTTTCGCTGACGTTGCTGCTGACGTTTTAATGGGCGCGGCGGACGGGGCTGATGGCCTCCCCACTAACCCCGTTATTACATTAACAGGTGGCGGCGTTGAGGCTGACACTTTCACGATGAATCTTCCTCTTCATCGTTTGCGACGACACGTCCGGGTTGTTTCCCAGTGGACCGTGGTCGCAGGTGATACGGTGGATTATTCTTGCTCGGCACACTGTGGCGGCAACGTGATTACACCAGCGGAATAAATGAAATAGGATAAGCAAAGGGGATCAGAGATGGCGAAGACAGTATCTATTCAGTTTATTAGAAATTGCTCACCGTACAACGAAGGAGACAAGGCTGGTTTCGACCAGGCGGTCGCCGACAAGTACGTCAAGCGCGGCATAGCAAACTATGTCACTACGGCAGTGGCGCAAGCCCCTGTGGTTAAATTTCAAAGGCCTGAGTTCGATGTTGTCGAGCCGTCTGCCCCTGATGCTGAGGTAGAGGTGGACTCTGTGAAAGCAGGGCCACCGAAGCCTGCGGCGAAGAAGAAGAAAAAGAAAGCCCGAACCAGGAAAAGAGCTGAATAATGCCCTTGGCCTCGAATGCGTTGACAACCCTTCAGGATGTTAAGCTTGAGCTTGACATCTCGAGCACGGATGTGACGAACGACCGTTACCTTATGACGGTTATAAATTCGACCTCTTCTCAAATCGAGACCTTCCTAAACAGGAAGCTCGAAAGAGTAACGGCATTTGAGGAAATGGTACCGGGATACGGACTCTACAAACTTAGGGTGAGCAGAACGCCAGTCTTGACTGTCACTGCAGTCGAGATGATTCAAACGGCAACACCTCCGGTTTACTACCCATTCGACATTGACGATCTCCAAATAGAAAACCCTGAAGCGGGAATCCTTTACTACCCGGCAGGGTGGCCATGGACAGCTCCGCTCACATCAGGGACCATTGTTGCAGATCCCATTGCTGGCCAAGAATGGCCCGCAGTGAAAGTTACATATGACGCTGGCTATGATTTACCATCAGCAGCAACACCAACGCTGCCAGCAGATATCCAGCGTGCATGCACCATCGCCGTCATGACCAACTTTAGGAACCGTGGAGCAGACCGCACCATAAAGAGCGAGCACCTGATGTCCTATCAGGTCACATACGACAAAACTGGTATGGGCGAAGCCACGTTACATAAACTCTACCCGGCCTCTCCGTTTTCATCAGAAATAACTCAAATGCTAGTGCCCTATCGGCACATACCGGGGGCCTAAATGTCGTTCGCGGGGATGCTTACCCAGCAGATATCAGTGCAGGCCTACTCTGGACGGAACAGCTTTGGAGATCCGCAGTATTCTGCAACCACAAATGATCTCAAGGCCCGCGTCGAGTCCAGCATGGAAGTCATAAGAGATAAGAACGGAGAGGAAAGAGTGAGCGAGACCCAGGTTGTCACGGGTGTATCCGTCGGTCTTTATGACCGGGTGTGGCTCCCAGGCACCGACACGACTAAGGACGAAGAATCTTTGACGCCGATGAACGTCAAAACAGCCCAGACCCCAAGCGGAAGCTTGGTTATTTACCACTTGTATTTTTAGAGGAAGATATGGCTAAGTCATATGTGGACAGAAAAGAACTTGGAGAGCTAATGGACTACGTGTCTATGCTCGGAGACAAGGCTGTGTCCGCCCTGAAAAGTGAAATATACGAGGACGCGGTGAAGGTTTTCCAGGAAAGCCAAGAGCAGGTGCCGGTGCGGTCTGGTGACCTGCGGTCCTCCGGCACCCTCGAAGTGGACGAGACGCCCAATTCCACCAGGATTGAAATATCCTACGATGAGAACTATGCCATGACTGTTCATGAGAACGTCAAGCAGTATACCTTTAAGCACGGGAAGCTCAGCCATTATCTGGCCAGACCGTTTAGGGCTATCTTCGAGGCCCCTGGGTACGATGATGACCTGGCGGACAGAGTCCTCAAAAGAGCAAAGAGCGGGAAGCGAAAAACGGCTGCCAGGGGAATGAAGGGCAAGCCTGGTCCACTTGCCGATCCCAGCAAGAGTAGGCACAGCCGATGACCGTTCAGCCAGACCTCGATGTCGCAACATATTTAAGCGCGACGCTCCCCCAGCTAACAACAGGAGACAATCTGTTTGTTGGCCCCATGCGCCCGTATGCCAACACGGCACAAGGCGGCGGCATGCCGAGGAACGCTATATTCTGCATCCAGCTTGAGGGCAGAAGGCCCCAGACGTTCATGAATTGCTCCAGTGCTGGCTACCAGTGGCACGCTTTAAGGTACCCTAACGTACAGATATCCATAAGGATGGACCCGTATAAGTTTGCATACGGCAGGAACCTTGGCTTTCTCATCGTAGGGGCACTGCAGCGAAACACCTTTAATGACCTATATGTTGACTCTCAGATAAATGATGGCTCTCCCAACTATCTGGGCCAGGACGAAGATGGAGACCACCTGTGGTCCATCAACGTTGAGCTGACTTACGAGTTTTTCAACAGGTATGTTTATTTTGGCATTGGCCCAACTGGGAGCAGCGGCGCTGCCTTCATCGAGGCACTTGCCAGCAAGGACTACAGCGGCTTTCGAGATAGAACCTTCACTCTTGTTACAGGGGCGGGAGAGAAGATGTACTATGCGTTCCCAGAGTCATTTGCCGATATCGGCACATTGGCCTTCAGCACGCCTTTTTCTTTAACTTCAACCGCTACTGTAAACGGCATATTGTACAATCTGTACGAGTCGGATGCAGAAGCACTTGGATCTGTGACGGTAAACGTTACATAGCATTTTGCCTAGGAAGTGGGTTTCTGCTTTGCTAGGTTAAACTTGGGGTGTTGGTCGTCCCCCCCTGTCGGCCAGTGCAGCATTCTGCTGCCACCCCATCTTCATTACAGTAGGGGATTTTGTCCTTAGACAACTATGGGGATAGGACCCCGAAGGAGATTGAAGATGGCAGCTATAGCAGGACGTTTTGGAGAATTTTGGGCATCGTTTAACTACAGCGGAGGGCCGCCCTTAACCACATTCGAAAGCGTGACGGCGGGGGCAACATCGGGCTTAACCTTTAACAACCCAACGACGGCAACCCCGGTTATCCCCGGTATTGTCGAGCCTCTTTGTTCACTAGTGGATGTGTCTGTTTCAGGAAACGTCGACGAGCTTGAGACGACAGTTCACAATGATTGCACGTTTACAGCAGGCGCAAGTGGCGGCACTGGAGTGGCACCTACCCACGGAACGGCGAGAACCTATATCTCGAATTTCCATGATGAGACAGCAGATGTTTCCTGTAGGTACGACGAGGCAGATGAGTGTCAAGAGTATTTGCTTATCGCAGCGTTCAACAGCCTGTTGTTTCATTTTTGGTATATTCCAGATTCGTCGACATCGGTATTGTTAGGCACGCAGAAGGTTATCTGGGGAGATGCGTTCTCCACCAGTTTCAGCCCGTCAAGTCCGCTTGATGACACTACGTCGGTTGATTTTTCATTCCGTCTAAGTGGATCACAGTACGCAACCATGTCTGCAGCGGTAGACTAGGTAGGCTATTGCGTTTTCGTGGTCTGGTGTTTATCATGCACCAGGCCATGGGAACTTGCTGTGTTGGTAATATTCTCAACAGGGGGCCTGTTGGAGGTAGTGATGGGAAAGAAAAAAGTATTAGAAGAGAAAAACAAGCCAAGGGGTATCGCAAAGATTCATCTTGGTGGTCAAACTAGAACGCTCCGCTTTCGTACTGCTGAGATAGCAGCGCTTGAGGGGCGTTTTGGTTGTGGCATTACGAAGATTTTGAATGAAGAACAGATGGGTCTTCGTTTCCTTATGGAGGCACTCATGGTCGGCGTGGCGCATGAGTTCAGCGGCAAAAAAGGCAAAGAGGCCAAGCTGTCTACCGCTAAGGTGGCACGATGGATCGATGATTCAGGCGACTTTACCGAGCTTCTTCAGGTTGTCATCGAGACAATCAGTGATGGCTTGCCAATGAACGTCGAGCAATACTCTGATGATGACGACGAGGGCGACGACGAAAACCCTTTCGTCCCAAGCCAGGACACCAGCGATTCGACTTCGACGAGCTTGTAAAGATAGCCTGCGAGATCGGTCTTCATCCTGAGCAATTTTGGGGCCTGCCGGACCAGATAGGGACCGGCTTGACGTTGAAGGAGTTCAGGGTGATGGTCGAAGCGCACGAAGAAAAATCAAAGCGAGACATGGAACTCCTGGCATGGACGTGCGCCAACCTCATGAACTGTTGGGTTAAGAAGAAGATTAAACCCAAAGACCTTCTTCCTAGAAATTTCAGGAAACCTGAATCGATTGAGTCGAACGAGTATGTGCAGTCTCGGTTCCGAGATAGTCAGTCCTTGGGCGACTTCAAGGCAATGATGCGGGCGCGCCAGGAAAAAGAAGAAGAAAACATCGGCATTCCCATCGAGGAAGAAGATGATTCGGTCCTGATTGTTCTGGACCGTGAGATTGAGGACTTCCTACCTGATGAGGGGGTCTACGATGACGACTAACGCCACAATTGAAATAGTCGCCAAGGCCAATCTGAAGGCGCTCCAGCGAGTTGTCAAAACGCTGGACGCCATCGATTCACGGATGGCCCATGTTTCCCAGGCGCTGGAGAAGATGTCGTCGGGGTTCAGCAAGGCGGACGGCAAGGTCGCCAAGACCGGCAAGCAGGTCGACAAGACGAAGAAGTCGGTTAAGGGGCTAAGCGCCGCGCTGAGCGATGCGGAGAAGAACCTTCTTAAAAGCGTTTCCTCGAACCTTAAGGCCGTGCAACAGATAGACAAGGCGGCGGTCAAGGAGAGGGCCAAGCTCGCAAAGTCCAAGGCTGCGCTGGACAACAAGCTCCTCAGGGAGAAGACAGCAGCGGAGAAGAGGGCAGCCAGGGAAGCTTCAGCCCTGCGAAAGAAAGAGATCGCTGAGGAAAAGGCCGCCCACCGTAAAAAAGCAATGATGCTCAAGCAGCGCATGGCTTTGATCCGAAACAGCAACCGCGCAGAACAGGCTGCTCACAATGCCAGGAGGGCGAGACTCTCCGAAATGAGTGGGGCGCTCAGTGGTGTGAACCAGCACCTTAAGAGCCTTTCACGTGGCTTTGCGGTGATGAGCATCGCGTCAACCGCTGCAATCCTGGCCGTCACAAAGGTCTCCAAGGACTTTGAGGCATCCCTGGTTCGCTCGGCGACAGTTGCAACGGGCACAAGCAATGATTTCGAGAGCAACTTCTCTCGGATGTCGAAGTCCGCCATAGACCTAGCAAACCAGACAGAGCATACGGCAGCAGCCGTCGGCGAGGGCATGAACTTCATGGCTATGGCCGGGTTTAATGCCAGCGATATCATATCAGCGATGCCCACGGTGGCCAAACTTGCAACGGCAGCCAACCTGTCCATGGCGGATTCCGCCAACATCGTCACCAATGCGATGGCTGGGTTCGGCATCACATCAGACAAGATAATGGAGGAGTTCGAGGCTGATACCGGCAAGGTTATGTCCAGGACCAGGGCAACAGAAATCCTCGCCCAGAAAACCAAGGATGCCGCTAACGTCCTTGTCGGTGCGTTTACATCATCGAACGTCAGCCTAACGGACTTGAACGAGTCTCTGAAGATCGCTGGCCCGGTTGCCAAGCAGCTCAATATCCCAATCGAAGACCTCGCTGCGACCATTGGCCTTCTGGGTAACGTGGGTGTGCGCGGCACGGCCGCTGGCACTGGCCTTAAGCGAGCCATGGTCGCGATGGTTAAGCCATCGAAGCAGGCCGCTGTCGCTATGGGCAAGCTTGGGATATCTTCCGACATGGTTTCCGGGAAGGATGGCTTTCTAAAGGTTGTTGCGGCCCTTGAGGCGCAAAGAGACAAAATGAAGGAGACAGGCCGGGAGGCACTGTTCCTTAGCCGCGTGTTCAAGGTGTTCGCGGAAAGGGCTGGCCCGCAAATGGCAGCCCTCGTGGCCCAAGGCACGCAGTCTCTTGTCAGTCTGTCCTCCGGCATAGAGAAAGCCAAGCAAGAAGACCTTGCAAGCATTATCGAAGAGAGGCAGCTCAACACTTTGAGCGGCGCACTCAACAAGCTCGTGAGCAACATCAGGACGTTCGCGAAGGAACTTGGGGACACGTTGCTCCCTGGGATAAAGGAGCTTGTTAAAGACTTTGAGGACGCTGCCGTAGGAGCCAGGAACCTCGACGACAGGATTAAAGACTTCATGGTGACTGCTGCCAAGGTTGGAGCATTCGGCGGAGGCATGGGGTTTGTCGCAGTTAAGATCCTTGACGTTGCGGCGTCGTTAACCATCGCTAGCCTTGGGTTCCAGCAGTTAGCCCACGTGACCAAGATGACTAAAATGGCCATGGTCGCCGTTGCCGCGAAGGGTGTCCTCGCTGGAGGCATTCTTGTCGGAGCGTTCGCTGGTACTCTCGCGATAATGGAAGATGTTTCAGGAAAAACCTACGACATCGCAGGTGCCTTTGAGAACGCTTTCGCTGAGTCGACCGAGAGCATTAAGAACATGTTCATCAACCTGTTCCAGTTTATAGCGAGCATGATAACATGGGTGCTCGCCCCGCTTAAGCTCTTTGGCCTGGACCTTGAGAAGAGGCTTAACGACTTCCTCCTGGACACAAAAGACCTCGTCATCGATGTAACAATAGATGACGCCAAGCTTAATGCTGTGATGAAGGAAGGGGTCCTTGGAGAGCTGCCCAAGGACAAAGAGGAGGCCAAGAGAAAAGCCCAGGATATAGTCACGGGGGGCATGGTCCAGAACGCCAAAAAAGCTCTTGAGCTATCGATTGCAATCGACAAGGAAGACGTCGCTGGAATAGCTAAGCTACAGAAAAAGATAGCGGGCTTGGCTAAAAAAGTGGCGAAGGCGGAGCATAAGGGGCAAAAGAGTCGCAAAAAGCAATTGGACGCTGAGCTTGATTCTACAAGAAAGCAACTTAAGGCAGCCTTAGCGCTGAGAAAGGTTCGTCAAGCTGAAGCAAAGCAAAGGATGAGCGCAGAGGCGCTCAGCGCAGAGGCCCTAAGCAGGGCGAAGAAATCACTCTTCGACGAAGAGGGAAGGGCGAAGGGGGAAGTCAGGACAGAGAGATTGCCGGGTGGCGGCGCGGATGGTTCCGCCTCTGCCTCTGTGGTAACTACTACATCTGGAGCCGAACTCTTCGCCAACCTAGAAAAGGCGATCCCGGCTCAAGCCGAAGCTCTGTCGCGCCAGATAACACTGCAGGCTGAACTTGCAAGGAAGGGAGACGAAAAAGCCAAGCCGAAGGTGGAGGTCCCAGACTTCGTCGCCGCCGCAGAAGATGCCACAGCAAAGCTCAAGTCGCTGGCCAAGGAGCTAGAGAACCTCACCAATAAAATAGCTGACTCAATCCGGGCCTACGATAAATCATTCCTTGCCTTCGAAAACAGCGCAAAGTCCCTTGACCTGAAACTCAGGATGGAGGGGTCAGAGTTTAAAGCGGTCAACCAGGAGATGCTCAAGCTCATGGGTGACATTGAGGGCATTGCTTCAGGTAAGGATAACCTGAAGGCGATGGCCAAGCAAATCCGAGCGCTCCAGCTTAACGAGATAGAACTCAAGAGAAACACCCTTGCACTTCAGAAAGACAAGCTGACGCCCGAAAAGGAAGAAGAACTCAACAAGGAGAGAAGCCGGGTAGATGATAACTATACGACGAGGATGGACGAGGTCGATGAGGAAGCCAAGAAACTCGCCGGAACCTTCGTAGACTTAAGGATTGAGGGTCTTGCCGAGAAGCTCTCAAAGGTGGAAGCGAGCAAAAGGTCCGAGGCGCTTGCAGAGGCATTCGAGTTCCTTCAGGAGACATTGAAAGAGACGGACATTGAGCTTAAAAAGAGCAAGCTAGTAGAGGCCATAGCCGATACGGCCAAGAAGGCGGACGAGGCTGCGCTTGAATGGGATAAAGTCAAGGTAATAGACCCGCAGGTTGAGATAAAAGG